TAGTACTTGACATTTGGTTGAGAGTGTGGTAGTGTAAGACTATAGTATGGGTATCCCCTAAAACTGAGTGCCTATTGATAATCTATAAATGCAATAAAGATACGGAGATATATTTGTTAGATAAGTTTCATTTCAAAGTAATCTACCCAGACGGAGAGGTAGAGTATTGGTTTAACACAGTCGCAGAGACAATCGCAGAGTTGTCCAGACTACAGAAGATACATGACAACAAGGTTCAAATCAAAGGGCCACTAACACTATAGGGCCTGTAGTTCAACTGGATAGAATGTCAGTCTACGAAACTGAAGGTTCATGGTTCGAGTCCATGCAGGCCCACCATAAGGAGTTCATATGAATAGGACAGAAGAGATAATGGTCAACACTATGGAAGAGTGTGGCGAATTAGTGCAAGCGTGTTCCAAAGCAATACGCAGAGGAGAAATGTTTCGCAACTCTGATAGTGAGATTACATTCAAAGAAGAAGTAGGTGATGTCTATACAATGATATGTCTACTGGTTGAACATGGTTATATTACATGGGATGAGATATCTCAACGTGAAAAGATTAAACGTGCAAAGTTAAAGAAGTGGTCTAAGTTAGATATCTTGGATGACCCCTACCCCCCAAAATCTGAAGAGAAAGAAAAGAACTTCCCTAGTAATTCTGTTACATGGAGACAATCCACTGATTATAATTATGTGGATGAAAGAGGATATGGTAGAGTTACCTATGTGAAAGAAGACAACACAAATTGGTCTTCAGAACCTATGAGTGAATATGAAGAACGTGAGTGGGAACGTATTGAACAGATTATGGAAAGTCAGAAACGTGGAAAAGAAACTATCTAAGGTAACACCTCTACATGACCTTACATGGTATGTGAAATGGGTGAGTACACTTCTGGTGATTGCAGCCGTTATGTGTCGTTCTCTTGAACTGCATCTATATGATATGGTGTTCAGTTTGTTGGGAGTAATCGGATGGACATTCGTAGGCCTGCGCTGGCACGACAGAGCGCTCACTCTTCTTAACACCGTATTAGGTGTACTACTTATCTTAGGTATCGGTAAGTACTTCGTTTCTTAGTGGTTACGCCCCTGTGGTGGAATAGGTAGACACACAAGACTTAAAATCTTGAGACTTTTAGTCGTGCGAGTTCGAGTCTCGCTGGGGGCACCACCGCCGAATCACTTTGCGAATCATCTGTACGATTCGCTGAAAAAACCTCTTCCCTTCCCAAAAAATCCAAAAATCCGACTCGTAAGTCACTGATATTATTGAGAAAATAAATCTGTTTTTTGCCCTTGACTTGTTATGAAAACATTGGTATAGTATATGTATAGTCAATGAGAGAGGTACTAAAAATGTTTCGTATGAATGATTTCCATGTAGTCGAGGGTATGACTTGGGATGAGGCGGTTCGCATCATCAAGGGTCGTGCTAATGATAACCTTCTTGACGGTATGGAATATATGAACGATGTTTGGAATCGTTATGTCACTGACCAGAACGCCTACTACAATGGTGAGAAGGATGAGATGATTTACGGTGATGATAATGACTTCTTTGAACATTGGTGTTATGAGTGTACTGCTTACAACATTGTGTTTGAAGGTATGGGTAAACTTTTTGGAGAGGCTGCGTAATGACTTTTGATACTTTGGTTATGACTGACTATGGTATGATAGGACGGATTGGTTCTATTGAGGATGTGGATGGTGTTACATACTACACTGTCTATTTTGATGATGGTGCAGTAAAACGGTTTACTGCTGATAACTTGGAGATTATATAATGGAACAGTTGACACAATTACAAAATGAGTATGTGTTCTTCAAAGATATGTTGAAGACACTAGAACGAAAGAAGAAGAAGACTCCAGGCAATGGTTTCGCAATGATGAAGTGCAAAGAAAAGATTGCGGAACTAGAGAAAATCTTCGATGATATTGATTATGCAGCACAGGTGACTTATGACTAATACAGAAACAATCGTGAATACTCTATGTGACTTTATCGCTTATGTAGATTCGTTCTACAATGAAAAGTCTGGTATCTATCCTATCAAGGGTATGACTAATCAAATGGTCATCAATGGTGTACAAACCTACATCACTCAAATCGGTCAGGCCGAATCACTTGAGTGGGGTGGGGGCGATTCGGTTGACCGTGAACGTGTTCGTGACATTATCCTCGCTGACAATGAACTTCAGTGGGGATAAACCCTTGATATTACTAGGCTTTTTATTTGAAAAAAAAGTGAAAAAAAGCCTTGACTTGTTATGAAAACATTGATATAGTATAAGGGTAATAGAGAGAAAGGAAACGAAATGGCTTATATTTCACAAGAGAAAAAGAAAGAACTTGCTCCTGCCATCAAGGCGGTATTGAAGAAGTATGGTATGAAAGGTACTATCGGTATCAACCATCACAGTTCTTTAGTTGTCAATCTAAAGGAAGGTATTCTTGACCTTCTTGGTGATGCACAGAAACACAATGACAAGGTTGCGGAACAACGTGGTCAACAGAGTTATCCTATTGGTGACCACCTTCAAGTCAATACCTGCTACGCAGATGAGTGGGCGACTGATGAAAAAATCAGTAACTTCTATGAGGAGTTGATTGGTGCGATGAAAGGTACTACTTGGTACAACAAGTCTGATGCAATGAGTGACTACTTTGACATTGCGTATTACTTGGATGTCAATGTTGGTAAGTGGGATAAAGGTTATGTCTTGAAGGAGGTTGCGTAATGTTGAAACAGATGTTAGGTGCGTTTTTTATTTTTGCTGGTCTGGTTGCGATTGCAGGCAGTGCTGGTGACTGTGACGGTAAGTGCATGGAGTATGCAAACACCCTAGAAGAAATGTTGATTATTTGTTTTATAGGGTTGACATTGCTTGTCACAGGTGGTATTATAATCTATAAGGAGAATGAAAATGGGTAAAGTGAAAAACTACATGATGGACATTGAAGAGAATGTCTATGACCTTGTTGGTCTTGAAGATAAGATTTCAGAATCAGAAGATGTTTCTGAAGTGAAGTCTTGGGTTGTTGACCAACTTGGACTGAAGACACATTTCGATATTGGTATCGCCGAAGGTGCGGTCACCGAAATGTGGAATGAACTTTGGGGCAACTATCAAGATTGCCCTTACTAAGAGAGGAAAATAATTATGGGTTTACTAGTGAATGTTTATAAGGATGCGTCATCAAAGTATGATTGCACAAATGGTGGTGTCTCGTCTAGGGATATCAAAGGTCTTTGTCTGACTAACGTGCCTGGGCCGTTTGACCCAAGTGAGGATTATCCTGCCGCACAGTTGGTGAAACAGACTTTCGGTTTTGGTTCTTCAGTGAAAGTTATTCCAGAAGAATGTGAAGGTAAACAGACTATGATGGGTGGTAACTATGCTGGAACATCCGACTCAAGGTTCAGTGATATGATTAAGTCATTTCTTGGTCACGGTTTCTATGGTGCGGTTGCAATCCACGACAGAGTAGAATAGGACAATGCATCCTTAGCTCAGCTGGATTAGAGCAACGGTCTTCTAAACCGTAGGTCACAGGTTCGAGTCCTGTAGGATGCGCCAATCAAGGGGGAATAATCGTTCCCCCTTTTCTGTATAAATATCTATATGCAGAACTTCTTAGGTAGAGATGGATTCATATGGTTTACTGGTGTTGTCGAGGATAGACAAGACCCAGATAAACTCGGCCGTGTTCGTGTGCGGTGCGTTGGATACCATACAGATGACGTAAATAAAATTCCAACAACGGATTTACCTTGGGCATGGGTTATGATGCCGACAACCACTTCTTCTATGGGTGGATTGGGTGAAGGTATGCCGTTTATCGTTGAAGGTAGTTGGGTTGTAGGTTTCTGGCGTGACCCAGATAATATGCAAGAACCAATTGTTATCGGAACATTACCAGGCGTTCCATCTGAAACACAAAAGGTTGACACTGGTTTCAATGACCCTCGTAGTGAAAGTGCGGAACAAAGTGAAGGTGCATACAAATACAAACCAGACTTTGGGCCTTATCCTTTACGAACTAATGATAGTGACGTATCCAGACTTGCAAAGAATGACACAAACAATATTCATACAGAGATTCAAGAACGTGATGGTGTGGTAACAGAAGGCGTACCAACCGCAAACGAAAAAGAAATATATTCTGGTAAAGCAATCGCAACCAACATTGACCCATCTGCAACAACGTGGAAAGAACCAAAGACTACGGATGATTCCGTTAGAGGTGCAGATGCAACAGGCCGCAATCCAGAAACAAAAGAAAATAGAACTGCTCCTTACAAAAGACGCAACACGGAATATCCATACAACCGTACATACGAAACAGAGAGTGGTCACATTGTTGAGTTTGATGACACACCATATGCGGAACGTATCTATGAGAAACACAAGAGTGGAACATTCAGAGAGATTGATGCAGACGGTAATGTGGTCACAAGAGTTGTAGGAAACAACTATGAGATTATTGCAGGCGCAAACTTTGTCAACGTCAAGGGTGATGTCAATCTTACAATCGACTCAAACTGCAAGACTTATATTAAAGGTGATTGGGATATTCAAGTTGATGGTAATGTCAATGAGGTAATCAAAGGAACACTAACACAAGATGTTACAGGTGCAGTGTCAGAAACGTATAAAGATACAAAGACCGAAAATGTAACTGGTGCTGTTACTGAAACATATGCCGCAAACCAAACTACAAACATAACAGGAACACTAGACTTGGATGCTTCTTCTGAAGTAGACATTGATGCTGGTGTTATTAACTTAAACTAGGATATGTCATGCCCGCAGTAACAAGAGTAGGATTAGATAGTCATGTAGGTCACGCAAGTCCTACACCAAATCCATTTCACAAAACCGCATATGCATCTGGTTCTTCAAATGTAAATACTAATGGAGCCGCAACAGTTCGTATTGGGGATGCGACAGGTTGTGGTGACCCAGCAGTTGGTGGTTCTGGTACAGTTTTTGTAAATGGTATTGGTGTTCACAGACAGGGTGATGGAACAGGTGGTCATGGAAGTTGGGTGCCGAATGCGTCTGCTTCTGGTTCACCAAATGTTAATGCTGGTGGATAAACGGACTAAATAATAAAAAGAGAGACTAAGATGACAGTACAATCCGCATACAGAGATGCACAGGCAACAAACGATACTAATCGTAATGCACAGGTGTACAAAGATTTAAATCTTAACTTTACAAAACATCCTATCAAAAGAGATTTGGTGCCTTTGTCAAATGCGGCCGCTGTTAAAAGAAGTGTAAGAAACCTTGTTCAATATGGTCACTTTGAAAAGCCTTTTCATCCAGAGATTGGTTCTGGTGTTCGTGACCTTTTGTTTGAGAACATGACTCCCTTTACTGCAAATACTCTTGCAAGAAAGATTGAGGATGTAATTACAAACTTTGAACCTAGAGCGTTACTCGCTGGGGTTGAAGTTATACCAAGATTTGATAACAATCAATATGAGGTGACAGTGGAGTTTTATATCCAGAATGCTCCTGCCGAACTTCAAGATTTATCATTCACATTAGAGAGAATTAGATAAGATGGCAAGCACAGATAAAAGACTTAATGTCACCGAATTAGATTTTGATGATATCAAAACGAATCTAAAAACATTTATGCGTAACCAAGATGAGTTTACGGATTATGATTTTGAAGGTTCTGGTATCAATGCATTAATGGACTTACTTGCATATAATACACATTACCTTGCAATGAATGTCAACATGGCTGCAAACGAAATGTTTCTGGATACCGCTTCGGTTCGTGCGTCTGTTGTTTCTCATGCAAAGACTTTAGGATACACACCAAACTCTGCAAGAGCTCCGATTGGTACAATCAATGTATCTCTGAATAGTTTCCCATCAACATTAACTACTGCAACAATTCCAGCAGAAACAGTTTTCACTGCAAGTGTTGATGATGTGTCTTATCAGTTCGTAACAATATCTGAAGTCACTATACCTGTTGCGAATGGTATTCTTTCATTTTCAAATATTCCAATCTATGAGGGAACATTCACAAAGAACAGATACACTGTTGATATAAAGAACGTAGACCAAAAATTTAAACTTACAAGTGACCGAGCAGATACGACAACTCTAAAAGTTCAAGTATTCGATTCTGCATCTTCATCTAACTTTACAACATATACACTTGCGACAGACATTACTCAAGTCGGTTCAACTTCTAATGTATACTTCCTACAGGAGTGTGGTGATGGTAGATTTGAGGTTTACTTCGGTGACGGTATTGTGGGTCGTGCATTGTCTGACAATAATGTAGTGGTGTTATCATATGTGGTAACTAATAAAACCAAAGCAAACGGTGCAACCAACTTTAGAACAACCGCAACTATTTCTGGTATTACAAATGTTACAACAACAACTGTATCCGCCGCATCTGGTGGAGCAGAACCAGAATCAATTCAATCAATCAAACTCAATGCACCATTAGACTATGCTGCTCAAGGTCGTGCGGTTACCCCAGAAGATTACAAGACAATCATTCCAAAGGTATATGCAAATACAAAATCAGTTCAAGTGTGGGGTGGTGAAGATAACTCAACACCTGTCTATGGTCGTACATATATTTCTATTGTTCCAACTGCTGGTTCTATCACTGCGGCCGCTAAGGAACAAATCGTAAAAGACTTAAAGGGAACTTATGCAATTGCATCTGTGACTCCTGTTATCGTTAACCCTATAACAACCTTTGTTCGTCTTGGTGTAAATTTTAAATTCAACAAGAAGAACACAACAAAGACATCTGAAACTTTGATTAGTAATGTTACTAAGTCACTGCAAAATTATGACACAGAAAACTTACAAAAGTTTTATGGCGTCTTTAGACATTCACAAGTAACAGGTTTGATTGATGATACTGATGATTCAATTTTATCAAATATCACAACAGTAAAACTTTCACAGTTTATCACACCTTCTCTAAATGTCAATACAAAATATACTTTAGAATTTAACAACGCAATCTACAATCCACACACTGGTCATGCATCTGCCGAGGGTGGTGTATTGTCTTCTACTGGATTTAAAATTTCTGGTAATTCAAATGAAATGTTCTTGAATGATAATGGTCAAGGTGTTGTGAGAATGTTCTACTATACTGATGGAACAACAATCACATATCAAGATGAAACTGCTGGTACTATTAATTACAAAACTGGTGTTATTGAATTAACTGCATTGAACATTACTTCTATCTCAAGTGTTGATGGTGCATCTTCTTCTAAAATTAGAATTGTTGTTACCCCAAACTCAACGGATGTAGTGGCAGTAAGAAATCAAATTTTACAGATTGACTTTGCAAACACAACAGTTGAATCTAGTGAGGATACAATCGCTGGTGGTGGTGCATCTGCTGGTGTCGGTTACACGACAACTAGTTCTTATACCCCAACCACATCAAGTACAAGTAGTGGATACTAATAATGTCCTATGATGACAATACGCTGACAAATAAATTATCTTCGTTAGTAAGAACAAGTCTGCCTGAGTTTATTCAAGCAGACCATCCTGTATTTTCTCAGTTTATTAGAACGTATTATCAGTTCCTTGAAAGTGCAGAGGTTACTTTCAGTGAGGTTAATAATTATCTTGTTCAAGAAACAACTTCAACCAACTTTGTCTTAGATGAGAATGGTGACAATGTTGTTCTTGAAGATTCGCAGGCCAAATTTGTTGTTGGGGAAACAATCACTGGTTTAACATCTGGTGCAACTGCAACTGTTCTTGTTGATGACGTTGATGATAATAAGCGCTTGTTTATTTCATCTCAAACTCAGTTTATCATAGGCGAAACTGTTAACGGTTCGGTATCCAATTCATCTGGAACAATTCAAACATATCGTGCAAACCCTGTACAGAACATTCAACAACTTCTTGAGTTCGCAAACGTAGATGCGACAATCTTCAAATTCCTTGACAACTTTAGAGATGCATTCTTAGATGGTGTTGTCGATAACCTTGATACTGGTGTTGACAAAAGAAAACTTATTAAAAGCATTCGTGACTTGTATGTATCAAAAGGTACACGAAAAGGTCATGAGTTATTCTTCAGACTTTTATTTAATGATGATGCAGTTATTTCATATCCTAATGAAAATATGTTACGGGCGTCTGATGGTGTTTGGACTTCAAGAACTATTATGCGTGTTCAAGAAACCGCTGGTAATGTTGAAGAACTTATTGGTCAAACAGTTACAGGTCAGACTTCTGGTGCAGTTGCAATTCCAGTATCTACAATTGGTATTCGTGAAGCGTTTACTGATATCGTTGAGATTGAGATTGATACTGATACCCAGACAGGAACATTCGTTTCTGGTGAAACCGTAAAGGGTATTTCAAACGTATCAGACCAAGACGTTTCATTTACTGTATTCTCTATTATTACTGATGCAGATGTTTCGACAACAGATGAAGGACAATACTATACCGCAGGGCAACAAGTTAACATTGCGTCCAGTGGTTCTCAAACTGCAACCGCAATAATCAATACAGTTGGCGCTGGTTCTGTCAATGATATTGTTATTGATGATGCTGGTTCAAACTTTGCAATTGGTGATGCAATTAATTTTGACAATAGTGGAACTGATGGTGTTGGTATTTCTGCTGAGGTTCAAGTTGTAGGTGGTGCAGTAGCGCCTGAGGCTGGTGATGTCGCACAATATGGAATGTCCTTAGATGACCATATTGTTCTTGAAGATGGAACTCAGTCGTTCATGAACGACACATATCATGGAACTAAGATAGTTCTTGAAGACGCAACCTTTGGTGATGCGCCAGGCAGTTCCGTTGCAGAACGTGGGTCTATTACAGATGTAAGACTTATTAATGGTGGTTTTGGTTACACGAAACTTCCTACTGTTACAAGCATTACAACTAGTTCTGGTAGTGGTGCAAAACTTTTGCCGACTTCGACTTCTGGTATTGGTGCAGTAAAAGATGTTGAGATTACAAACTTTGGTTTTAATTATTCATCGGCCCCAGCGTTCAGTCCATTTAGACACGCCGTCATTAAAGATATTACAGGAACATTTTCTATTGGAGATGTGTTAACATCACACACTGGTACGGTCACTGCATTTGACAGTACACGACAATTGTTATCTATTAATACAACTGCAAACTTATCAAACGGTAATAGTATCACAACCTCTGGTGCAAGTGCAACAATCGCTCAAGTTGATACTCCAACAATCACTCCACAAGTCGGTACTGTTGCAACAACCTCTGGTGAGTTCTTAGGTGAACGTGGTAAGATTTCATCTGATGTGATGAGAGTACAAGATAGTTTCTATTATCAAGATTACTCGTATGTGGTTAGAGTTGGTGAATCAATTAACACATGGAGAAACGCAATCAAGAGAACAGTCCATCCTGCTGGTTGGGCGGTCTTTGGTGAGGTTTCAATTGTA